CCAAGAAAAACCGCGCCGCCCTGCTATGTCTAGCGTTGGATTTTGCGATCCGACGGCAGCCATGCCACATGTTGACTGTGCGCATGGCGACTCTTACCTCGCTGGCCTCTGCGCGCGACTTTTGCAACGTCGCGTACGGCCAGGCAGGCGAACTCTTGCTGCTGTCCGGCGGCTCAGTGAGTCGTTTGCCAAACAATTCAAACAGCTTAACCCGCTTAAGAAGATCTGTTTCCACGAATGGCTGGCGCATTCGAGCTACACAGGTGAACGCAAACAGGAACTTATTAAAGCGTTCGAGCGGGTGACGGGCGGTGGTGACTTCAAGTTGCCGACGCACGTCGACAGCCACGTCAAGGACGAACAATATTTAGATTTCAAATTCTCGCGTTTGATCAACGCGAGACCCGATGAGTTCAAGGTTCTGCTTGGGCCCGTCATCCATGAGATCGAACAAATTGTGTTCGCGAATGCTTCTTTTGCTAAATTCGTCGCGCAGCGCGACCGCTGGGCAAAGATTCGCGAAAGACTGGACGTACCAGGTAGTTCGGTTATCTGGACGGACCATACGTCATACGAGGCTGTGTTCAGTAGGGATTTTGTTCTGAGCACTGCATTACCAATTTACGAGTGGATCCTTGGTGACCACCCATGTAAGGCCGAGTTCCTCCGGCTCTATATCCGTTACGTCATACCCCGGGACGGACACTCACTTAGATCTAAGTGGTGGCGCGTCGAAGGCGTACAAGCTGAGATGTCAGGCGAAATGGACACCAGTTTGAAGAATGGGTTGGTTAATGTGTTCGGAGCTTCTGCCGCTAATGCTCTGTCTGCTCTCGCAGAGCTTACTGGCGAGCTGATCGGTTGGTCTGTGCTTTCGGACGAAGCACTGGCCTCCCGCATCGACAAGATCAGTGCTTACCGCATCACACCTGACGAGGGAGGTCAGGCAGATGGCGAAGACTTTCGCATGTTCGCTGAAGGCGATGATGGAGTGGTGGTCGCTAAAGTTGAGACAGACATGAGTGCGATGAGCGTACTCGGTTTCAACGTCAAGGCCGTATCTGGGCCTGATTTGACCCACGGCGACTTCTGCTCGATTGACGGTACCATCGAAGGACCTGCGATAAGTGTTAGAAACCCACTCAAAGTGTTAGGAAGCTTTGGGTGGTTGGGAGGTGCTTATGTGGACGCCAAGCGGTCCACAAAGCTGATGATCT